TGTACGGTTATCTCGACTGGATTGCCGAGCAGATCCTGCCGGACAAGGCCGATGAATCGACCCTGGAGCGCATCGCCGCACTGCGTCTGAATCAACCGCGCAAACCCGCGCAAGTCGCCAGCGGCAGCGTCAGTTTTACCGCCACTGCCGGTGCAGTGCTGGACGTCGACACGTTGCTGCAATCGAACGACGGTCGCACCTACAAAGTCACCGCCGCGCGCACCACGGTCAATGGCAGCAACACCACTACCATCGCCGCGCTGGATGCCGGCAGCCTCGGTAATGCCGACGCCGGTCTGGCGCTGACACCGGTGCAGCCAATTACCGGTGTGGTCGGCACCAGTTTTGTCGTGCTGGCGCCGGGGCTCAGCGGCGGCGTGGCACGGGAAAGTCTGGAATCGCTGCGCTCGCGGGTGATTCGTTCCTACCGCGTGATTCCCCATGGCGGCTCGGCCAGTGATTACGAGACCTGGGCGCTGGAAGTGCCGGGCGTAACGCGCGCCTGGTGTCGTGGTGGCTTGCTCGGGCCAGGCACGGTGACGGTGTTCATCATGCGTGATGAAGACCCGCAACCGGTGCCCAACGATGAGCAATTGGCGGAGGTTCAGGCGTACATCGAACCGCTGCGTCCGGTGACTGCGGAAGTGCACGTACAGCGGCCGATTCAAGTGCCGGTGGTGTATCGCTTCAAGAGCGTCAATCCGGACACCACCGCTGTGCGCGCCGCCGTTGAAGCGCAGTTGCGCGACCTGCACAACCGCGAGGCCGACCTGGGTGTGCCGCTGCTGATCAGCCATATCCGCGAAGCCATCAGCAGCGCCGGTGGTGAGTACGATCACACCCTGACCGCGCCGGCCGCTGACGTGCCTGCCGGGCAAAGCGAACTGCTCACCTTCGGAGGTTGCGTATGGGGGGCATAAGAACCGCCGCGCAATATCAGGCGCAACTGCGCGCCTTGCTGCCCAGTGGCCCGGCGTGGGACCCGGAGCGTGTGCCGGAACTCGAAGAAGTGCTGCAAGGCGTCGCCGTCGAACTGGCCCGCCTCGATGCCCGCGCCGCCGACCTGCTCAACGAGATGGACCCGGCCGGCGTCAGCGAACTGGTGCCGGACTGGGAGCAGGTGATGAACCTGCCCGACCCGTGCCTGGGCGCCACGCCGCTGTTCGACGACCGCCGCCTCGCCGTACGCCGGCGCTTGCTCGCGGTCGGCAGCCAGGCTGTCGGTTACTACCTCGACATCGCCAAAAGCCAGGGCTACCCCAACGCGACCATCACCGAACTCGAAGCCCCACGCATGGGCCGCTCGCGTTTTGGCTCGGCGCATTGGGGCACGTGGGAAGCGCAGTTCATGTGGACGCTCAACACCGGCGGCCGCTTGCTGCTCGGCCGGCGTTACGGCGCGAGCTACTGGGGCGAGCGTTTTGGCGTCAACCCGGGCTCGGCGCTGGAATGCCTGATCCACCGCAGCGCCCCGGCGCACACCAAGGTGCACATCAATTATGACTAGGGAGGCATGAGCCATGGATTATCCGAACAGTGTTCCCAGCGCCGGCTTGGTGAACGGGAAGTTTGTCGATGAGAACCCGATGACCGGAACCCCGGGATCGCTGATTCCGGCGGACTGGGGGAATGGGGTTACGCAGGAAATCATCAACGTGATCAATGCCGGGGGGTTGACCCCGGACGAGAAGAAATACGATCAGTTGTTGCAGGCGATTCAATCGGTGACGGCCAAGGGCTGGAATCAGGATCTGGCGTTGCCACTGGTGGCGTTGCCGCTACCAACGGTAGCCACTGCCGATGGCCGGCTGACGGTCAGCCCGGCAGCTGCCGCTACCAGCGGTGGCAAGGTTTCGATCGCGGCGGGTACGTTTATCAGCCTGGGGCAGGAAGTGGTGAATGGCCAGTTGGGCCGCTCGCGCACTTTTGTGACATCGGCCTGGAGCAGCGTGGATCTGTTGCCCAGCAGCCACTACTTTCTGCGCGCGCAAGTTTCCGGTGGTGCGCTGACGTTCTACGTGCAGCGTGGCAACATTCATGACGTGACGCCCGAGTCGTTGAAAGGAACGGTAAACGGTGCCGCCGGTGGTGGGTTCCAGTCAACGGCACTGGACATGTGCCTGGCCTGGGTCGTGACCGGCGCACCGGGTTCGGTGCCGACGGTGCGAACGATTTACAACCGTGCCCGCTTGACCTGGACCCAGACCGTCAACGGGACCGGCGCGATTTTCCTGCCGCTGGATCCGCACGCACGTTCTGCCCGATTGGTTGCCGGCAATCCAACGCCGTCCTCGACGGCAGTGACGTCGGTTGCCTTTCCGTCAACGGGATGGGCGGGCGGTAACTATTGCTTCCTGTCGCCCATTATTGCGGGAAGTTCCAACAACCCCGGGGGCTGGAACCCGGCAACGGTTTCCCCTTGTGTGTTGTTTACCAACAACATCGTTAACGACGTGACGGTTTCAACCCTGGCCGCCAGTTTCGACCATGCCAATCTGCGCTCGTTGTGGCAGTGCTATCAGGCAGAACACAACCTTGGTCAGTCGAACGCCGACAGTGATGAGCTGTTACTCAGCATGGGCATCAAGAGCCACCCTGTCACCGACTACAGCGTCGGGATTGCGATCAACTTTGCAGACGCCGTGAACGTCCAACTGTCGTGGGAGCTTATTCGATGATCGTGATTCAGGAACTTCATCAGTTCGACGGCGAAATGCGCCTTCCTCAACCTTCTGCCGCCCATGACTGGGACGGTGAGAAGTGGGTCGTGAACGGCGATAAGCAGGCTGTGCTGAACGAGCAGGAAACTGAACGTCTGTGTACCAAAGTCGACGCCACCGCCGACAACATCCGCACCGCGCTGGCCGGCGACCCCCTCAAAGCCTTGGAGTACGCCCAGGCCGCCGCTGACGCGCAGGCTTATCAGGACGCCGGTTACCCGAAAAAGGAAGTGCCGCTGTCAGTCGCCGCGTGGGTTGTCAAAGGGCGCACGGCTAAACAGGCCGCCGAGCAGATTCTGAGCAAGGCCGATCAACTGACCGACCATCTGCTGGCGCTGCGTACGCTGCGCCTGAAAGCCAAAGCGCAAATTCGCGCACAGGCCGCCAAGGGCAACATGGATCTGGCGCGCAGCGCGGGTGAGGAAGCTTTGGTCGCCATTCGCGAGCTGACCAGCGGCCTTTCCAACTAAGCCGAAAAGCCTCCGTTCAGCGTCACCCAAGCCCACTTCAATGTGGGCTTTTTATTTTCAGAAAACAGACCGCGGGCAGGCACCTAAAAGGCGCCGTGTCGACGCCGGTCATTTGTCATTTCAAAGGAACGAACAACCTATGGATTACCCAAAAAGCGTCCCCAGCGTCGGCTTGGTTGATGGCCGCTTCGTTGATGAAAACCCAGTGGCGGGTACGCCGGGATCGTTGATTCCGGCGGTGTGGGGCAACAGTGTCACTCAGGAAATTCTGAGTGTGATCAGCGGCGGTGGGTTGGTGGCCTCCGAGGCGGATACCAGCCAGCTATTCAAGGCGATTCAGTCGATTGTCAGTAATGCCAGTCCGATGCGCTCGGTGATTACCCGGCTTGCAGCTTCCAAGTCACTGACTGAGCAGGAACTCGGACTTGTTTTGATCGATGGCAGCCCCGCCCCCGTGACCCTGACTTTACCTCCGGCGGATGTTTCTCTGGGTGTACGCGATGTGATTCTTCGTCGTGTCGACAACAGCGGCAATCGCCTCGTTGTTCAAGCATCCGGCACCGACAGGATTCGCTTTCACACCTACTTGTCGGCCAGCGGTTATCCGTTTCTGGTGTTGATGGGGGGAGGTGACTGGTGGCATCTGCGCAGTGACGGAGCCGGGAGCTGGTGGCCGATAGGACGCTTCGACAATACCGCCTTGGGACGCCCGTTTTTGGAGACCACCACAACGCTTAACCCGGGAGGTTATGGCGTTCCCAACGGTGATCTGTTCAAGCGCGCCGAATGGCCGTGGCTGTGGGATTTTGCTCAGGCGTCCGGGGCACTGACGACCGAAGCGGCCCGAGCGGGCAGAGAAGGTGGCTGGACCAGTGGCGATGGCGCTTCGAACTTTCGAATTCCCGAGATTCGGGGTGAGTTTTTGCGGGTGCTGAGTGAGAGCAGAAGCGTTGATGCTGGACGTGTAATAGGCAGTCTGCAAATGCACGCCTTGCAAAGCCACAACCATTATCTGCCGACGGGAACCGGGGCGACATTCAAGCCTGCTCCAGCGATTCCGGATACCGCCTGGGACGTTACCACCAACGTCAATTTTTTACCGACTTCAGCAACGGTGGCAACGACCTATCCCAACCCAGCATTCGACAATGATGCCTACATCGGCAATATCGGCAATTTCGCTGGCGAAACCCGACCGCGAAACATCGCCTATCCCGCGCGAATCAAATTTATCTGAGGTGCACATGTTCAATTATTTGATAGATGACAGCGGTGCATTGACCGGGCCTGTCGAGTTTCCGCTGGTGCCCGGGATCGGTCTGCAACTGCCAAGCAATGCTGTGACGCTGAGCATCGAACTCTCCCCTGCGCCTGAGGGGTTTGCCTGGGCCTATAACAAGGGTTCGTTGCAACAGCAGATCGATTGTCGTGGGGATGTCTATCGCACTGACACAGGCATTCGGGAAACCTGGAACGCGCTTGGCGAATTGCCGGAGGGCTTCACCCGGTTGCCTTTTCCGGGTGGCTTTCACGTCTGGTTGGGCAACGCCTGGCAGGTCGATGAGGCCGCGCAACTGGCGGATCGCAAACGCATCGTCCTCGTTCAACGCGACGCGTTGCTTCGCGATGCGGTGCTGCGCATCGCGCCCCTGCAATACGCCGAAGACATCGGCGATGCCAGCCATGACGAACAACTGCTGCTGATCGAATGGAAGCTCTACAGCGTCGAGCTGAACCGCATCGAAAAACAGGCCGGTTTCCCCGATGAAATTACCTGGCCGATCGCACCCGGCACATCCTTAGCCAACTGAATTCAGCACAGGGAGCAGTGCAATGGATTATCCAAAAAGTATCCCCGGCGTGGGGCTGGTCAACGGCGGCTTTGTCGATGAAAACCCGCTCGCCGGAACACCGGGATCGTTGATTCCCGCTGCGTGGGGCAACAGCGTCACGCAAGAAATTCTCAACGCGATCAAGGCGGCCGGGGTGACGCCTGATGAAGCCAAAACCGACCAATTGGCAACGGCCATCGGAGCCATGGTCGATTTCACCAAATTGAGAAACACCCCGACGACTTTGAGTGGCTACGGCATCATCGATGCGGTGGGACGACTGCTGGCGGTCCGGCAGATCGAGACGGTCGGGATCACAGTTTACAAGCCCAATCCCAAGGCCAAACGCATTCGTGTGAGGTTGGTGGGGGCGGGTGGCTCGGGAGGCGGGTGTGAGCCTGTGCCGGCAGGTAACCAAATTCTTGGTGGCGGTGGTGGCTCCGGTGCTTACGCGGAAAGCCTGTATGACGTCACCGCACAAATGCTCGCTGGCGTACCCGTTTCGCTGGGCGCCGGTGGTGCAATCAGCAACTCCACAGGCATGGCGGGCGGTGGCGCTTCTTTCGGCGCCTACATGAGCGTTTCGGGGGGAGGTGGTGGGCAAAAACTTGCGATCGTGACTTCGGCTACATCGTCTGGATTCATTCAGGGCGGAGTGGGCGGGACGATCACCGGGGGCAATCTTTGCAGCGCCCGTGGCATCACCGGAGGATTCGGGATGAGTAACGCCAATTGGGGACTGCTCTCGGGTTGTGGGGCTGCGAGTCCGTTCGACGGCGGGGCTTCTTTCACCGGCTCTAATACGGTTGGCAATGCTGGAAACCGTGGCTCTGGTGGCAGCGGTTCATGCTCGGTCAACCCTTCGGCTTCAGTCGTCAGCGGTGCGGGCGGCAACGCCTTCTGTGAAATCTGGGAGTACGAGTAATGGCCCGTTATGCACGAGTGGAAAACGGTGTTGCGGTCGAACTGATCGATACGGGCGGCTACTCGATTACCCAACTGTTTGCCCCCGCTTTCATCGAGACGATGGTGCAGGTGCCGGAGGGCAAGCAGATCGAGATCGGCGTGCCCGTTGGCGAATTGCGCCAAGAGATTGCGCCGTTGCCGATAGTCGACAATCCGGTCGTTTCCACCGAAGCCATCGTCGAAGAACAGGAACCTTTGGCAGCAGCGCGCACTTGGCGTCAGTCCAGCCTGTCGGCCACAGAGTGGTGGGTGACGCGGCATCGCGACGAGCAGGCGCTGGGGCGTGGGACGACGCTCAAGGCCGCGCAGTATCTGGAGTTGCTGGAATACCGTCAGGCACTGCGCGACTGGCCTGATTCAAGCCAGTTTCCTTCGATAGTTTCCCGGCCTTCGGTCCCCGCGTGGTTAGCCGCACCCATTGGCTGAGACCCGCGCCAAAAATTTTTCAGATTAAGGAGATAAGCCTTGGACTATCCCAAGAGTGTGCCCAGTGTCGGGCTGGTCAATGGCCAGTTTGTCGACGAGGACCCGGTTACCGGAAAACCCGGTTCGCTGATCCCGGCGACGTGGGGCAACAGCGTCACGCAAGAAATTCTCAACGTCATTCAGGCGGCGGGCATGACGCCGAACGAGGTGTCGAATAATCAGTTGTTGGCGGCGTTGCGCAGCCCGGCATTGTTCATGACCGCGCCGCAGTTCGATGTTGGGCGCTCGGCAGCAACGTCCGAGTTTGTACAACGGGCGCTGGGCAGTTATGCCAGTACTCGCAGTATATCCACCGCCACCCAATTGACTCAGGCAGATGTCGGCTGCTCGATCGGTCTGGGCGGCAACGCGGCGTACACCGTTACGCTGCCGGATGCCGCTGCGGTGCCGAACGGCGTCACGATCAGCCTGCATTGCCGTAACAGTGCGCCCGTCACGGTGGCCAGTAAAACCGGCACGCAAATCAGTCCGCAAGGGGCGTATCTGGCGTGGATCGTTTTGAACAATGGTGAGAGTGCGAACTTTGTCAGAGAGTCTGGAGTGTGGGTGGTTTATGGCACTGCCAGCCTCAAATATTCCTCCTCGTACGCTGCGCAATTCGAGACGGCGGGTTATCAAAAGCTCCCCAGTGGCCTGATCGTCCAGTGGGTGTTGGGATCTTCGGATGCAAACGGTGAGATGAGGGTAACGTTGCCTATCAGGTTTCCTAACGTCGTGTTGGGGGGTATCGCCAATGAAGGTAACCCGATCGGCTGGTCTACCGCGAATACCAGCGTTTGGGGGTTCGATTTGGGAAATTCGACTACTACGGTGGCTTTTGCGCGGGTCAGGAGCATTGATAGCAATGGTGTAAAAGTGTCGCCGGGAATTTCGGGTCGAGTATTGGTTTGGGGGAGATAACCATGGCTATTTACTTTTTTGCTCAGACGCTTGGATTCGATCATATCGAAGAAGCCGGCGCGGACTTACCTGAAGGTGCAGTAGAAATCACCAAGGCGCAATACGCCGAACTGTTCGCCGGGCAGGCAAGCGGCAAAGTCATCAGCGCCAGTGCCAGTGGTCAGCCCGTTTTGATCGACCCCGTCATTTCTCCTGCAACGCTTGCCAGCCACGAGCGCGCATGGCGCAACTACGTTCTGCAGAACACCCAGTGGCTGGTGTTTCGTGATGCCGAAGAACTGGAAGTGGGCGAGGGCACGACTTTGCGCTCCGAGGAATTCAAACAACTATTGGCGTATCGGCAGGCACTACGCGATTGGCCGAATGATCCGGACTTTCCGAGTTTACCTTCCCGACCAGTTGAGCCTGACTGGCTGGAAGGCTTGCTTCGGACAGGCAGTTGAGGAACTAACGTGGACTATCCAAAAAGCGTTCCCAGCGTCGGGCTGGTGAATGGCAAATTCGTCAATGAAGACGTCGTCGCGGGATTGCCCGGATCGTTGATCCCTGCGACCTGGGGCAACAGCGTTACCGATGAATTGTTGAACGTCGTCAAATCAGCCGGCCTTGAGCCGAGCGAAGCCGATGCAACCCAGTTGTTGCAAGCGATGAAAAAGCTCAGTCAGGCAGGTGAAGACAAACATGCCACTGACATCGGCGCGGCCAATCTCTACATGGCCAATTATGTGCCTGCCGTCACCGCACTGAAGGACGGATTGGCGCTGCACTTTACTGCCGGTAATGCCAATACCGGGGCGAGTACGTTTGCACCGAACGGGTTGATGCCCCGGCCGCTATTGAGCCTTGGGCTGAGTGCGTTGCGGCCAGCGGAGATTGTCGGCAGCAGTGTGTGTTCGGTGGTGTATAGCGCGGCGCTGGACAGTTGGGTGCTGGTGTATGCGAGCGGTGGTAGTGCTGCGAGCGGCCGGTTGTTGGGGGTAAAGACGTTTACCGTATCCGGCAACTATGTGCCGTCAGTGGGAATGAAGAACGTATTGGTCACCATCGTCGGCGGAGGTGGTGGCAGCTCGGGAATCGGTGCGACGAACTCTACCCAGGTTTCCCTTACAGGCGGTGGCGCTTCCGGTAGCTACGCACAAGCCTGGTTATCATCTGCCGCGATCGGGCAGAGCCAAATCATTACGGTTGGGGCGGGCGGCGCGGCGGGTGCTGTTGGCGTAGGCGGGGGAAGTGGTGGAACAAGTTCGCTTGGCTCACTGGCTTCGGCTACCGGTGGTGGAGGTTCTCCCTGGAGTTCCCCGCTCACGCTTCCTGGATTCGGCTTGTATGTGGGTGGTTTTCCCAGCCAAGCCTCAACTGGAGGCAACATTATCAATTCGGCGGGTGCGGCCGGTAACCCAGGGATGTGCCTCACCGGATCAACACTTGCCGGGCATGGCGCAAACTCGCCTCTTGGCAGTGGTGGTTATGCGAGCAGTGTCGCATTGAGTGTGGCTGCGCCCGGTTCAGGTTATGGCTCAGGCGCGGGCGGGATTGCTAACGCCACCAACCAGCCGGGCAGACCGGGTGCAGCAGGCGCCCCCGGTGTTGTGATCATCTACGAGTACGCCTGATGAAAACCTACGCACGCATCTTCAACAGCACCGTGGTCGAGCTGTTCTCCACCGATGGCAATATGGCCGAGATGTTTCATCCGGATCTGCTCTGGGTCGACATCACTGAAATCACTCCGGTACCGCAAATCGACTGGACCGCCCACTTCGGTACCCTCGGTTGGGTGTTCGACGTGCCCGAAGAACTTGCACCGGACAGCACGCTGAAAACTCTGGCAAAAAAATGGCTGACGGGCATTGGCCGCCAACCATGATTCAATCGGGGCAATATCCAGGGAGGATCAAGCATTATGCAAATAACTGAAAGCAACCTTATCGACATCATGCCGAACGCCCGCTCCCAAGCGGGCGTTTTTGTTTCTGCACTCAACAGCGCGATGGCGCGCCGTCATATCGACTCGCCCAAACGCGTCGCGGCGTTCCTCGCGCAGGTCGGGCACGAGTCCGGGCAACTGCGCTATGTGCGGGAACTGGGCAACAACCAATACCTGAGCAAATACGACACCGGCACTTTGGCTTTACGTCTGGGCAATACTCCGGAGGCCGATGGCGACGGGCAGAAGTATCGTGGTCGCGGACTGATCCAGATCACTGGTCGCAGCAACTATCGCCAGTGCAGCGTTGGCCTGTTCGGTGATGAACGTCTGTTGTCCCTGCCCGAATTGCTCGAACAGCCACAATGGGCTGCCGAGTCCGCGGCATGGTTCTGGGAGCAGAACGGCTTGAATGAACTGGCCGATCGCGATCAGTTCAACACCATCACCCGGCGAATCAACGGCGGGTTGAACGGCTTGCAGGATCGCCTGGAAATCTGGGCGCGGGCGAGGGCAGTGCTATGCCAATCTCCTGGCGAGTGATCGGCATCTTATTGCTGGCCGCTGGTGCTTTTGCTGCGGCCTGGCAGTTTCAGGGGTGGCGCTACGAACGGCAATTGGCCGAGCAGGCCCGGTTAAACGCCGAAACCCTCAATCAACTGACGCAGACCGCCGCTGCAGCGCAGCAGGCCGAGCAGGATAAACGTCTGGCGTTGGAGCAGCGGCTCGCGGCCAGTGAACAAACCCATTACCGAGCGCTGAGCGATGCCCAACGTGATCAGGATCGCCTGCGCGATCGTCTTGCCACTGCTGATGTGCGCCTGTCAGTCCTTCTCGACGCCAGCGACGCTGCCCCAGGCTGCAACGTGCCAGCCACCGCCGGCGCCGGCAACGTGGATCATGCAACCGTACGCGCCCGACTTGACCCGGCGCATGCTCAACGAATTATCGCCATCACCGACACCGGCGACCGTGGACTGATCGCCTTGCAGGCGTGTCAGGCGTATGTCAGAGCGCTCGCGCCCGAACATTTTGAATGAGTCTGTGTATTGAAAGCGCAACCGGCTCGTGTACGGTGGAGGCATTCCACACGATCCGGAGCACGCCGTGAAAGAGATCACTCAACTGGCCGCCGACCTTGGCCGACGTCTGCAACTGCTCAATGCCCACGTCACCACCGCTGAGTCCTGTACCGGTGGCGGGATCGCCGAAGCCATCACGCGGATTCCGGGCAGTTCGGCGTGGTTCGAGGCGGGCTACGTCACGTATTCCAATCGACA